GGCCTTGCCCGCTTCGTAGATCGTCATGATTCCTACTTGCGCCGTTGCAAATACCGAACTGCTGGCGAAATCAGCGAAAGCCTGCTTGATCTTGGGTATCCACTCGGCTGCTAGTTCACGGAGGGCCGGGATGACCTTCTCGGTGAAGGTGCCCGCCAGCTTTACCAGGGCAGGCAGAAGGACGGCCCCGATATCTTCCTTGAGTTCCCCCATCTGAATCTTGGCGACTTCAAACTGGCCGGCGGATGACTTGGCGTAGGCTTCCGCCTGCCCGCCGAACTTCTGTTGCAGCGCTGCGAACGCCTCTGCCTCAGACGCGCCCGCTTCTAGGTTGATACCCATCCTCTTGAAGACGTTGGCGTTCTCCTCAGTCACCTTGCCTAAGAGCCTGGATGCCATCTCCAGGTCGATACCAGCACCACGGGCAACATCCTGGGAAAGCGCGAAACGGCGCATAGCCTCGTCTGCATTGCCCGTCTGCGCCATCAGGAGGGATAGGGAGGCGCGTTGGGCATCATCGTCAAACCCGCGCTTCATCCCCGCCTCAACAACAGCATCGAGTTGCCCACCATAGGTCGACCAGACAGCGCCGGTGTTCTCGACCGCCTTCTGGAGCCGTGCTAGGGACGCTTCCTCATCCGCCGCTGCCTGGGCCGCAGACATGAGGATGCCCGGTGCTGACATGATCCCTTGCGCCATGACAAACCCGCCCGCAATCTTGGCCATGCCACCGAAGGCACTGCCAACCTTGCCAGCCGCACCCTGGAGCCCGCCCATCAGCTTCTCGGCCCGTCCCAGCGCCGCGCTCAGGGATGCTGTATCGCCCGAAATCTTCACTACGAGTTCGGCTAAGGTCGCCATCTACTCGCCCTCTTGCTCAATCATGTGCCGACGCGCCACTTCCTTGCCCTCGTCTACCGCCCCAGGCGCGTCTAGTGGCTGGCCCCGCTGCGCCCGCGCCATTCGCGCAAGGCTCTCGATCAGCGCCGGGTTCTTCTCAAGCATGCTGAAGCCGTCCTTGTCGTTGAAGGACCGGGCTGCTCCCGCCGCCGTCCTGTAGTCGAGTATCGCCGTCACTAGCGCCCAATCCTGTCTCAGCGCGACATCCGGCGTGCAGCCGAACGCCTCGCAGACTTCGGATATGATGCCCTCTACCGGCTGTGGCCCGCGTCGCTCTATGCCTTCCGTACCCGGCGCTTCGACGTACGTGTAGCCGAGGAAGAAGTCGGCGAGGGCCTCGAACCGTTTTTTCGTTTTCCCGGCGATTCCCCCCTGACGATCAGCGCCAGGTACATGAGCTCCTCGACACGCAAGGGCGCGAACGCCATTGGGTTCCCGAGCGGCTGAGGCAGATAACGCCCGGCGTCATCCGTCCAGGTCCAGGCCAGCAGCCGTTTACTCAGCGCGTCGATGATCTCGTTGCAGGTGTCCGCCGTGATGCCGATCTGCTCGCCCGGACTCGTCGCGGCGTCCAACTGCGGCCGCAATTCTGAGAAGCGCCGCATAAGCTGGATGTCCCCGACGGAGAAGCCGGGCACGACGGTTACGCTCTCGCCCTCGTGGAGCGCATAGTCAACGCTATCGATGGTCACTACACAGTCGTCAGAGGGTACTTGCCTCGCTTGTGGTTTCACAAAGCCCCCTTATGCCACAGCTCGCGTTAGTGCCGACGCGCCGACCAGCGTTGCCGCGAAGTCGATACGCCCGCCGACGGCGCCGCTGATCTTGTAGCTCGAACACATGTAGGTGCCGTCGTAGTGCGGATCGGATGCGGTTGCAGGGGTCGCGCCCGTGGGGTCAACGCCCACCGGCCCGCCCGCCGCGTCGGAGCAGAGGTTGTAGAGCGTCGCATCGCTCATCCCTGCCGCGAAGTCGTTTGCGCCGCTGATGTCTAGCGAGTAGTCGTAGTTGCCCACAACACGCCGGGGGCCGGCGTCGCTGAGGGCCGTTACGACTGGCACCTCCGGGGTGACTGTCAGGGAGAACGAGTCAATGTCGTCCTCCATGACTACCGTGTCGACCATAATATTCGCGTTTTTTGCCGGTTGCTTCGGCATGATTATCCCTCCTACGCTATTCTAATGATTAGCCTGTTCCCATCACGACGCCTATCGTGACGAGAATCGTTGCCGATGTGAATGTCCCCGCAGTCACGACCCGCTTCCAAGCATTGGTCGCGGCTACTGTGCTGACTCGCTCGCAACCCGGAACCGTCATCGTGCTAGTGGTCAGGCCGGCGATGTCAACAGCCGGGGGGTCCGCAGCGCCGCCTTCGATGTGCATGATGATGTTGCCTCCCGCAACAGCGATGACCCGGAACATGACGGCGAGTTCTTGCCCCGCCACGGTAGCGCCCAGGTTTTGGCCCGCGCCGTTCCCCACTACCGCTGCGCCGCTGCGGAGTACGACGCCGCGCACGATCCCGCCCGATCCCTGAGAATCGAAGTTCAGCAGGATAGCGCCGCCGACCGCAGCCGAGCGCGGCTCCCCGCTGATCTTCACAAGGCTATCGTAGGAGATGCTCGCCTCCGCGATTCCGGTAGGCAGCTTGGACAAACAGTGATCACCAGCTTCGCCCATCGCCGTGAACAGTTGCTCGTCATAGGAATCATCTAGCGTGTCCATGAACCCCTGATCGGAATGGGACACGTCATAGTTCGCCATAAGGCGGCGTGGTCCCGCATCGCCCAGGCTGGTCACTACGGGGGTCTCTGGGGTGATCGTCTGGTCCGTCGAGTTCAAGTAGCTTGAGAAGACAAACTCATCGAAGTAGACGGCCATCCCCTTAGCTGGTTGCTTCGCCACTGGTGGCCTCCTTCCCCTTCGGCTTCTCGGCTACCGGAGCCACGTAGGGTTCGATGGCGCCGATCTTCAAGAGCCGTGCCGGGTCCACCGCGCAGTCGGGGCCGAGCTCTATGAGCGTCGGCTTGGCGGTGTCCGCATAGTTCCCCTTGCGGTCGACGGGCCGCACCGACATGAGGTCGGGCTTGCCCGGTCGGTGAATCCGCAATGCCCTGGAACGCTGAATGTAGAGAGCCATTGCTCCTCCTTATTCTCTGTACCATACGATATAGTCCATGCTGACGCGGTAGAGTTCCACGTCTGATTCGTACAGGTCGGTATCGCCGTCGATAAATGAATCCAGGATGACGGGCGTTGTCGTTGTATCTGACCACCGCTCAAGGGCCTGCCTGACCTGCTCGGCTACAGCCTTCGCGCCGCCGTAGCTCGACGCCCACGAGTCGACCTGGATGCGCGGGTGGGCCATGCCGTGCTCGTTTGCGATCCCGCTCTCCCGTACCCCATCGATGCGCTGATAGGTCACTGCCGGCATCGTAGGTTTCTGCGGGAGCTTCAGCGGATAGACCCGCGTCCCCACGAGGGCCGTGAACCCAGCGAAGGTCGACAATCGCGTCTGCAAGACAGTCTCCAGGTCCGCCATTAGAGCGCCCTCGCCTTCGCTGTCTGCTTCTGAATCTGCTGGTTCAGGGCCTCGGTGAATGTCTGCAAGATAGCCGCATGGCTCTCGTCCAGCGCCGGGCGCAAGAAGGGATGAGCCGATCTCTTGCTCGTACCCTTCTCGACGAACAGCCCCCAAAACGCATCCTTGCTCCAACTGATATCGACATAGGACGCGCCGCCCTCTTTCACGCTCACGCTTGACTTGATCGACTTCTTGAGCTTGCCGGTCAGCACGGGCACAGTCGCCTTCGCCGCCTTGACCACCACGGCGCCCGTCTGCTTGAGGGCGCTCCGCATGACGGCTCGCTGGGCCTTGTTGCTCAGCTCCTCAAACTGGGCCTTCAGGTGGCCCATGCCCTCGATGGTGCAGGTTACTTGCATCAGGGCACGAACGCCTTCCCCATGATCTCCAAGCCCTCCCGCCGGCCAATCTCCAGAACGGCAGTGATGTTGTAGTAGACGTTCTCGCAGTACAATCTCATCTTGTCGGTCACGTCGGTCCGCCAGCGGATGCGGAAGCGCATCTCTGCCTCGCCGCTCACTTGCTGCGACACGTAGCGCTCCGTACCCCGCACGGGCGTCATCTGAGCCCATACGGTCTCCAGGACGACCCACGTCTTGATCGCCTCGCCGTAGGCATCCTGGGCCTCTGTGTAGTATTCAATACTGAGACGGCGATCAAGGGTGCCAGCTTTCATAGCCCGCTCCCGCCCTTATCTTGATGAGGGCATGAACCGCCGTTAAAATAGCGACCTGAATTGCAGTTCCAGCACAACAAGCGATAATCGTTTGAGAATCCTTCCCTCTTCAACGAGAAGTAGAATGACTGGATGCCACGAAACTGCTGCCGATGAACTTTCCCCCCACCGTTGATGTGGTCAATCGTCAAGAACAGCGGTTCTGTCTCACCGCAGCAGGCACACTTACCGCCATACATTTCGATTATCTGGGAACGCACTCTCTTGCGATAATCCTTGCCGTACTGCGCGACCTTCGCTGAGTTTCTGGCTCGCCATCCCCTCATGTAAGCGGCTTCATATTCGCGTCTTTTCTGCGGATCGGCGTGCGGCATCTCCCTAGACCTCCAATGCCCGGTATCCCCACAGCAGCGCGGTCGCTGACATGGGAATCTCGTTGACGATGTTGCCGATGTTCACGGCCTCGCGGTTCGCATACCAGTGGCCGATCATCAGGAGCATCGCCTGCTTGATCCCTTGAGGGACGGCCGCCGACGCGCCGTAGCCGGCGATAAACTGCACGGTGACGGCGTTAGCGATGTCCCGCGTTACGGGCCAGGTCTCCCCGTAGGCCAGGGTTACCCGGCCACGTTGGGCGTGGTCGCCTTCCGGCGCGTCGACGATGTACTTCGCCGCCGCCCACAGAGTTACCGTCCCGTTCGCGTTGACGTAGTTGATGCTCGAAATTGTCTGTAGGGGTGGGAAGGGAAGACGGATGAGTCCGGTTGGAAAGAAGTCCCCTATCAGGTCCCATGTCTGGGTGATCAGCACCCGCCGGGTGAACGTCTCCACCTGTTGACGCGCCGCCTTGATCAGCGCGTTCAACTGCGGGTCGGTCGTCGTGTTCGTCGTAGGACAGGCCGCGCCCAGCGCGGCATCCGCGATGTTGTCGGTATAGGTGGTGGTTACGTTGCCCGCGACGCTCGCCAGGAAGAGATGGGCGGTGCCGCCGGCGATCGTGCGGTAGAGCTTGCGCGATGTCACGGCGCTACCACCCACGGGAATCGCTGAGACCAGCACTTTGCCGTTTGTCGTCTTGTCGACAACCGTCACTGCGGCGGATATGTCGCCGCCCTCAGTCTCACCGTCGGCGGTCACGAATGTCACGCGGTAGCGATGGGCGCCGTTGTCGACGTTGCCGGGGGCCGCCGGCGCAACAAGAGCCACGGTGGGTGCGGTAGGCGCAGGCTCGCCGTAGGCAGCGTCCAGGCGGAGGTGCACTTTCACTTCGGCGACTGTCAGCGGCTCGGTAGCGGGGCCGGTTACGAGGGAGAGAACCATCAGCTTCTCCTATCGGTTTCAGTTGGGGCTGACGTTTTCAGGCGCCAGCCCCAACGGGGATTCTGTTACGATATCCCGATCATGGGACGCATGATGTCCCTCAGCGCCACGACCTCAGCCGCGGTCAACTGTTTGCCGCAGATGAACGGCATGGCGATCCGCCCGTGAAACTCGTTGACCGGAGTGGCCGATACGCCGGAGCAGCCGATGGTCAAGGGCGTTGCCGAGGCCACCATGTCCGCGAAAGCGCCTGTCTCCGTT